TATCAGCTTCGCCAATCAAAATAGTCCCGTCCGGAGCCTCGAAGTATTTCTGCCCTGGCCCCAGCGGTTCGAGTTTCGGCTTCACTTGCACGGCTTTCGCGGTTTCTTTCCTTTCTTCTTCATGGCTGATAACCTCGATTTCTTTTTGTTCGGAGACTTGAGGAATAACATCATTCTCAACCACCTCCGTTTTTTTATTCTTCGATCCTGCCGGACGTCCCATATTAAGCTCCTTGTCCCGCGATAGGCCCAGCCATCTGCCCAGCCTGTGCCATCCGCGCGTTTTTAATCGCCTCGACGATCTTTGTTTTCGTCGATTGCGGCAGTTGACTCTCTTCTATTATCAGCTCTGGGGAAATGACCCCAGGGAAAGCCTGGCCCAACTCTTTAAGCTCGACGGCGTTCGCCATACGTAAAGTTTCGCTGGACACCGCTTCCCCAACACTCACGTCATATTCCCCGAGGTCACCGCTTAGAACCTCGGCAATAACCAATTCCGCCATCTCTTTGTCGTAGGCCATCGGCTGGCCCGTGGCGTCCGTCATCGGCTCCGGTTGTCCGGTCTGCTCATTTGCCAGCATCAATGGAGGGAAGTTCTTTTTTAAGAAGGCGTCTCCCAATACCTTCTTTGCCGTCTCTGTGTCGAACATTTTCCCCAATTGAGAGAGGACAAACCGCCCAGCCACCTTTCGGGACCGCGTGAGGTTGTCAAAAAGCTCCTGGACCATCAAGAGCCCCTGCTTTTGCCGAAGGGCAATCGCCCGCCCGCTGTCCGTGCCGCCCTGCTGAACGGCCAGAAGATCCGCGTTAATTCCTAGTGCCGTCTTAATCCCGTTTACGGCTTGCTCACTGATTTGGGCGTGGGCATTTGATAACGGCGTCGGGGTAATCCGCTCCGGCTTCTTCCCATTCTTGTATTCAAGGTTGACTCCTGGCAATGACCCGAAATTACGCACCTCGTCCGGGTTTACCCATGCGTCTTGCTCTGATAACCACCCAGAATTGGCGGAACTGTTAAGGTGCCTGAGCATCAACGTGGTGGCCTTGTTGTGGCGTTCCTGTGCGTTCTTCACGCCATGGACAAGCCCTTGGACCAACAAATGGCGATCATCCCCAGAAAGAGGGGCCGTAGAGAACCGCGCGTAAAACGGGACAATCGGGTAGCTCTTCCACTTCGGGTAGAACCACGCCCGCTCATTCGCCAGAGGTTCTGACATGTTCGGGACATATGCGAACACCCAAATTTCGGGGATAGACTTAGTGATCTTCTTGTAACGGTTCGGGTCCTCCGCAATCGGTGGTTGAGGCATGGGCGGGGGCAATGACACTTGCCCGGTCACTGGATCAACCATTGGCGGCATGGACGCCATCATTGCCGCCTGTTCGTAGGCCATCCGTGCCTGTTCGATGCTCCCCTGGTAGTTAGAGATAAAGTCGTCCGCCTTCTCCGCGCTCTCCGCCTGGACGATCTCGCCCGTCTTAAGATCCCCAATGAACACATGGGGCACGAATTTCTTGTAATACCGCTCTACCAGGTCGACGCAGTCCTTTTCATCGTCGTAGCCATCCGATGAACTCCCACGCGTTCCGTAGTCCCGCTTCTGAATATGTTTCTCTTCTCCACCGATATCATAGCCCAACTTCCCGTTGGCAATCCCTTCGATCTCTTCCTCTTTTTCTGGGTAGAGCGAAACAAGGTCATCCTTCGAGATGTCCCGCGTGACCTTGTAAATATACCGCGCGTCACTGAAATCGTATTCACGGCTTGCCGGGTCCGGGAACACCTGGCACCCGTCAAGCTTCTTCCACATGGGCTTTCCGTTGATCAGGTTGTCCGTGTTGTCCAGGTAAAGTTCAAGGTGGCATTCGCCGCACGTGATACCATCTTTGAACTGTTCGCTTGATTTGTTGGCGTAGTCCGAAACGTCGATGGACTTCTTGAACAGGTAGGAAGCGATCTCCGCCCGTAAACCATCCTCCTCCCCCTCCGGGAACGCCTTAAAGTCCGTCCGGTTCTGTCGTTCAAGGCCCGTCAATAGGTAGAGGTTCGGAGCAATTTGGTTGTCAGTCGCTGGCTTGATCTTCGCTTTTTCAAGCGTCGCCATATCCTCTTCGCTCCACTGCTCACCAAGCGCAAAGAGGAAATCATCTTTCTCCCGTTTGATAAGCTTATCTTTAGCCTGATAAGCGGCGCGGAAGTCCCCGTCAACGCGGGAGACTGTCAGCGCGTCTTTCTCTTCAGTTTTGGCGTCAATATCTGTCTTCACCTCTTCTTCATACATGGATAGCACCGTTCCCATTTGGGACAATAAGTTTTGGCTTCCTGGCCTCTTCCTTGGCCTTCTTCGTCATTTCTTCCCGCGCCGCTTGTGATTCTCTGAACAGCACCAAATGGGCCGCGTCTACCGCTTCTTTAAGCGATTTTCGGCCCATGAGAATCGCAATGCGATCCCAAATTGAAAGGCCACCAAGGACAAGTTCCAACGCCCTTTGACGCGATTCCAGGAACTCCCACTGGTTCAAAACCAGCATCTCCCGCTTGGCGTTCCTGGCCTGTAAAAGTCTGAATTCGGATTCTCTCATGTGTTCCCCATGATTTGATCTATCCCAATGAATTTGTCGCCGATCTTCCAATCTGGACATAACCCAAGAAGTGTGTCTGTTTTGTTCATGAGGTCGGCCTCTTCTTGTGTTTCGATATTGTTGAATTCTATCGCCATGGCTCTAAGATGTTTGACAACATCCACCAATTCGCTTGTGGACAACTTATTTATGATGTCTTTCGTTTCTTTATCCAAGGACGGCCACCCCGGACGAAGACTCCCGCCGCGAAAAGCTCCGTTCGTATTTGTCCATGGGCCGCGCCTGTGACGCCTTGTGGCCCATCTCTAGGGCGGTGGCAAGCGTTCGGAATGCGTCCGCCCCGTTCGAGGACCAATCATGGTAAGGCTGATTGTTGTAGGTCTTCCGCTTCTCGTCATACTGTTTACGGTAGTTCTTGAGCGCGTTCATCCCTTCCCGGCATTTCTCTGAGTCAAACCAGAACCGACCGAAGAGCGTCCGCACCGCGTCGATCCCGTCATGGATCGGGAGTTTAGGGGCGACGTTGAAATCAATCCCTAGGCTCATTGCGGTATCCCGTCGGCTCTTCCCGTTCGTAAGCTCTCTCACCTCGATATCATGGGGGGCCGTGTGCCGACCGTAGACGTAGGGCTTCGCCTTCATCTTCTGAATGTAGTGGGCCAGCCCTTGCCCGCTCCCTTCCATGTAGTCGATAATCCGAATCTCCTGGCCGACGGACTGGGAAAACCAAATTGACATCCTGTCGTTGATCCCGAGATCCCACCACGTGTCCACGGTTAGAGCCTCTTCATGTGGGACGTGGCCCACGCGCCCTTCCCGGTAGGCCCTGGCGATCAATTCGGCGTAATATGCCCCGGCAATAGGCACCGTAAAGTCGCATTCATACTCTTGGAGGTATAGGGCTTCGTTACCGTAAAGCCGCGTAATCTCAGCCCGCTCTTGATCGAGGATTGTTTGAGGTATGACTTTTGTTTCCGACGCCCGGTCAATCCGACAAAACCAATCTCTCGGGTTTGCCTTGGCAAGCTCGAAAATCTGATACCCATGGTTCTCGCCTCTAGGCGTGAACACGAAAATAGCCCATCCCCCGTTCTCCGCAAGGATCGGACGAACAAAGCCCCACGCCGTCGGGTCTTGTAAGCTATATTCGGAAAACACAACGCCAACCGGATTGGTCCCAACGATTGAATCCACGTTGTCCGATCCTATGACCTGGAAAAGTGAACCGTTCTTAAATTTCAATTTCATGTCGGCGTCGTTCGGCTTACCTTCGATCAGCTCCGCCGGAAAGTGGGCCATGAACTTGTTCCCGTCTTTGTCGATGCCATCCCACAAAATCTTCCGCCCCTGGTTATACGTCGGAAAAATGTAGTAGTAGGTACCCACTCGTTCAAGCATCTTCTTTGCCACAAGGTTGACGCATGTCTTATCTTTCCCGCTCCGACGGTGGGCAACCCACACAAGGCGATTTACCCCGGCATCAATGGCCTGCAAAATTGGGAGTTGATACGGGCGCGGATTAAAATTGTGTGGGACGGTAATATTAGGCCTCATATCGGACAACCGCAACGGCAATTGGCCCTCCGTCTTGCCCTCCAACTTCGAGTGGTTGGGCCGCCTTCCCCCATCCGCGATCCGAAAGCCATTGCAGTGCCTTTATTTGGATATTCTCATCTTCAGATTCCAAAAGACTAAGTGCTTTCTTAACAAGCGTATTTCCTTCCATCGTTGATTCACGAATCAGTTTTGGGAACGGATCTTTAGGCCTTCCATTAGGATTTCCTGATTTGCCCTTCGACCACGACGGGTTGCCTCTTGGCTTCATACCGTTAGACATTTTGATTCGCCCTTGTTAGCAAAAACCGATCGTGAGCCATTGCCGCTTCTTTTTCATCTAGAAAAGTCCCAATAAAATAAGATTTCCCATTTTCAGCGTGGCTCGTATACCACCGTTTCTTGCCTTTGTGCCAAGTTACACCAGGGTATTGCGAGTGGGTGCGTCCTAATCTTCGAGCCGTGCTGTTGCATATATTTTTACCGCTCGTCGTTACTTTTAAATTACAACGACGGTTATCAAGGCCATCCCCATTTATGTGGTCAACAACAAAGCCGGGGCGAATAGGTGACCCAATAACGACATGATGTAGTTGGGTGTGCTTTAGTTTACCGTCCGGCATGCGGACGTTCCTATACGCATAAAACAATCTCCCGTCTCTGTGCTTTCGGCATGTCCATTTTAAATCTGAAATAAGTTCATGGATGTCCGTATCGACAAGTGCAGACTTCCCTTGAGACAATGGGATTGTTTTCATGTCAATTTAAAAAATAAGCCCCCAGCCCTCTTACGAGGACCAGGGGAGGCGATGGAGTAGTCAAACAAAAATGGCAATGTCCCCTCCAAGAGGCCATCGCCTGTTATTATTTTACATGGGAATTAGTTCCGCGTGTTGTGGTTTGTTTTGCACTTTTTTGCGGATTCTGTTTTTGTGTAATTTGCTTCACGTGAAACCTTTTACATGCACGGTAAACCGTCCAAATAGAAATCGCCAGTTCGAGGGCCACTTGCTTCGGCGTTTGCCCATTGTCAAGCAGATTGACGATTTCAAAATCGTGAGACCTCCGCCAGTAAATCATTTCTTCGCCTCATGGCATTTCTTGCATTCCACATCGACGATGAGCGACCCCATCGGAGACTTTCTCCGACGCATAAAGATCGAGCGGACCATCTTCCAGCACTTTCCACATTGGATCTGCATGACTTTTCCCGTGAGGTCCACGTCTTCCCAAACGTTGAGCATAAATTTATCCACGCGGGCACCCCTCGCAGTAGACGATTGTGCGAGCGCCGGGGACTGGCTTCCAGAAGAACCGACGTGGGTATTTATGGCACGCGCGGCAAGGCATACTCAGGTTTGTTGATAGCTCCATACGTGTAAAGCCGTCCGCTGTTGGTTGTTCTGCGTCTTTCTTTCGTGGTGTCTTGACTGGCATATCACCTCACAAGGTAAATGTTTATTTGAACAAACAGCGTTACCAAACTTAAAACTGCTGTGACATAAACAAGAAACAGCGGAATGTCGTCTTTACTCATTCAATCCCCCGCGCCTTCTTCCAGGCGGCAAAATCTTGCGTAGACGTTGAAATAAAATCAATGTCTCCGTGAAGAGCTTCGGCCAACTCCAAAAGCTCCTCAAAGTCCTTCTCCATCGACTTCCGGCCCTCGGCGTAGGCGGTATTCGCTAATCTCGACGCATTAAGCGCATCACGTTCTGAATCGAAATTTTCAGCCTCTCCTACACCCACACGAAAAACGATACATGTAGCATCCCCAGTGCGATACGGCCCCTCATTTTCCATCTTGGCCCCCTCTGATCGCGTCTGCAATCTGTAAGCAATTGAATTTGGTGACGTAACTTTCTGCAATCTTCGCGCACCGCTCGCGCTCGGCCTTGCGGCCCTCGAAGTGGGCGGAGTTTATTAATCGTAAAATTCCCCATCCATCACTATTAGTTACATCCAGCTCAGCTACTCCATCACCATAGGCATCGATACGAGAATCTCCTGTTTCAAATTTTGTGTAGTGTGTTATTTTCCTGTACGGCCCCTCACTTTTCATCCTGGCCTCCTCTGATCTTTCCCGCACAGACACAAATCGGACACCAAAACTTTTCCTCAACTTTCTCAATGCACGGCCTA